GTGTTCCGCCGTTAGTTGCTAACCGTGATGTTTCCGCTCTTCCGTTTAGAGCGCAGGCTCTCGTTTATAATAAATTGATCCGCGATCAGGATCTCGATGCCGAGCTCGTTATTGATATTACTTCTGGTCCTGATACGACTACGAATACTGATCTTCAATATGTTCGTTGGTCCAAAGATTATTTTACTACTGCTCGTCCTTGGGAACAAAAGGGTCCCCAAATTTCTATTCCGTTGACTGGTGATGCTCCTGTCGTTGGTACTGGTAAAACTCTTGGTATTACCGATGGTACAGTTACTGCTGGTATGACTGCTAATTCTGGTAATTATCTTGGTGGTTACTCGGGTTCTCTTAATCAAAACCCCGGTATTGCAAACTCTGGTACTACTATTGGCACTAACAAAGGTGTTGGTGTTGTTACCGATCCTGCCACGTCAGGTCTTGTTGCCGATCTTTCTGGTGTTTCTGCTGTTACCGTTCCCGATCTTCGTTTAGCCCTTGCTCTTCAAACCTATGAAGAAGCTCGAGCTATGTATGGTTCTGAATATGTCGATTATCTCAATTATCTTGGTGTTCGTTCTTCCGATGCCCGTTTGCAGCGTCCTGAATATCTTGGTGGTGGTTCTCAGACGATTTCTTTTTCAGAGGTTCTCGGTACTGTAAATAATGATGATACTGATGTCGGTCAGTTAGCTGGTCATGGTGTCGCTGCTATGAAATCAAATTCCTATACTCGTTTCTTTGAAGAACACGGTGTTGTTCTTTCTTTCTGTATTGTTCAACCCAAATCTATTTATGCCGATGGTTGCCCTAAAATGTTTAATCGTCGTACGAAGTATGATTTCTGGCAGAAAGAAACCCAGTTTATTGGTCAGCAGGAAATTTTGAATAAAGAGCTATATCTTGCTGGTCCTTCTCCTGAAGGCATTTTTGGTTATGGCGATCGTTATCGTGAATATCGTGAACAGCCTTCTACAATCGCCGGCGAAATGCGTACTACGTTAAATTATTGGCATTTTGCTCGTTTGTTTGCGTCAGCTCCTGCTCTTAATAGTGCGTTCGTTTCTATGGCTGATGTTCCCGAACGTCCTTTTGCGGATCAGACTTCTGATACGCTTATTGTGATGGCTAAGCATCGTATTGGTGCTCGTCGTCTTGTTTCCCGTAATGCAACCCCCTCTGTTCGTTAAGGAGTTCCTATGTCTAAATCTGAAAAAAATCCTTCTATTGCCCGTCGTATTTGGGATCGTGTTATTAAAAACACTTCTGGTGTTTTTAATTCTGATGGTCGAGCTTCGCTCGATCCTAAGCCTATGGCTATTCCTGTTGGTCTTTCCGTTCCGGAAAGTCTCGATATGAAGCTTGCTCGTTTGTTCCGTCAGGAGCATTTTCTTCGGTCCCTCCGTGAGGAGGGTCTTGAATCCTTCGAAGAGTCTCAGGATTTCGACCTTGATGATGATGAGGTTGATCCCGTTCTTGATACTCCATACCAACGCCATGCCGCTCTCGCGGCTTTACAGGCCGTTGATCGTGGTCACGCTACCCCCCCCGACTACATAGCTGGAAGGGCCGCTCAGGAGCGTATTAGAGAGGCCCGTAAGGCGAAGTCCGCAGCGAAGAGCCCCAAGGCTATCGTAGCGGAGGACGAGCCTGACTTGATTTAACTTTCCGTAAAAGGGTGGCATACGTGCCACCCTTTTTTTCTTGCACAGTACACTTACTTGATGTGTACTGTGCTAAGTGACACCAAGGAGTTCTCATGTCTAAATCTAGACGGACCCGGCGCGGTACCATTACCTATACCGCTAACCGCCCGCGGTTGCCCGGTCCTCTCGCGCGGTCGATTGCTGTAGCCCTCGGGCTACCAGACCGTCGCTTTTACCATCCCGATGGGATGCGTGCTCCTTTGGCTGTCACTTCTCGTTTATCTTCTCGTCTTGTTCAGAGGTCTTATGTCCCGTCTCGCTTACTCTATCGTTCTTCCCCTTCGAGAGTTTTCTCCCGTTCCTCGAATGCCGTTTCAGCTCGAAATGTTCGGTCCCGCCGAAATTTGTCCCTCTATTCGCCGAGCGCTGTTGCGTTTAAAGCTCCATCGCGCGTTTTACTTTGCGTCCGTCGTCAACAAAGAAAGGAAGTAATGCATGCCTATTCATTTGCTGGAAAGTCTGGTCAGAGATCGCCACGTCGTAATCAGTGGTCTCACATTCGCTGTCGATGATATTGTTTTCGATGCTTCTGGTGTTCCTGTTTCTTTTTATCTTGTTCGTGTGGAGGAATAAATTATGGATCCAATGACAACATCTGCTCTTATTTCCACTGGTGGTTCCCTTCTTGGTGGCCTGTTAGGCGGTGGTGGTACTTCTTGGAATAAGCAGCGTAAACAGATGCAGGAGCAGCTTTCAGATCAGAAAGCTTATCAATATGAAATTGATACAGAGCGTCCTTCATGGGTTGTTAAAGGCGCTCAGGCTGCTGGTATTTCTCCTCTTGTTGCTCTTGGTATGCAGCCGATTTCTACTCCGGGCGTTTCTATTGGTTCCGATACCAAGCCTCAAATTGATTTCCAATCTATGGGTCAAAATCTTGGCCGAGCGGCCGAGGCTTATATGTCCCAGGATCAGCGCGCCAAACAGGCTGTTGTCGATCAGCTTGCTCTCGAGCGCGCTCAGTTAGAGAACGATCTTCTTCGTTCTCAAATTTCTTCCGTTAATAATTCTTCTCGCACTCCCGGTATGCCGGGTACTCAATCTATCCCCGGCCAGACTGCTTCTCATCCATATCATGATGGTAATGTCATTCCTGAGCAGTCTACAGTTCGCACTCGCTTTGGCGAGATGCGTATTCCTTCCGCCGATTATGCTCAGGTCATGGAAAATTATTGGCCCGAAACTTGGCGTTATATGTTTCGTGAAGGCAATTATGATATTATTGATTCCGGCCGTCGTATGTATTCCGCCGGTCAACGTCTTGGTCGTAAAATTCGTTCATATTTTTAAGGAGGTGATTTTCTATGCGTTATGGTCGTCGTCGTTCTCTTCGTCGTCGTATGCCTAAGTATTCTAAGCGTCGCTCTTCGCGTCGTCGTGTTTCCTATGTTAAAGGCCGTCGCCAACGTATTGGCTATAGGATGTAATCTTGATCTGTGATCGTCCATTCGTGCAGGGCATAAAAGCTTTCCCATGCGGTCAGTGTATGCCCTGCCGAATTAATCGTCGTCGTTTGTGGTCTAACCGTATTCTTCTCGAAAGTTGCAAGCATGAAAAATCAGCGTTTCTCACCCTCACATATGCCCCCGAATTCCTCCCTGAAAATGGTTCTCTTCAACCCCGTCATCTCCAGCTCTTTCTTAAGCGATTACGTAAGGAGCTCTCTCCCCACAAAATCCGATTCTTTGCGGTAGGTGAATATGGAGATCAAACTTGGCGCCCCCATTATCATCTTGCTGTTTTTGGTATTGATGCTTTTTCTACTGATATTGTTCGTCGTTGTTGGGGAATGGGCCACGTTATGGTCGGAGACCTCTCCCGCGCTTCTGCCGCTTATATCGCCCAGTATTGTACTAAAAAGCTTACATCTAAAGACGATCCCCGCTTAGAGGGTCGTCATCCGGAGTTTACTCGTATGTAACTTCGTCCCGGTATTGGTGCTGTAGCTGTGGAAGACCTCGCTTTGGCTCTTCGTACACCCTATGGATTGTCTGTTCTGGCTGACACTGGTGATGTTCCATCTATCATGAAAATTGGAGGTAAAGATGTCCCCTTAGGTCGTTATTTGCGTAAAAAACTGCGTCAGGCTCTTGATGTTTATAAAGTCGATCCAACCACTGGTGAGGTTTCGTATGGTACGCCGTCACATGTTCTTAAGCAGCTCGAGGTCGAGATGCGTCGTTTGCTTACGGATAAGCTCGGTGCTCCGTCGTTTTCGTCGCCGTGGTCGTCGCAACGTGTCGAGTCTATGATTGTTTCTGATAGTAAAGGTCCGTCTGCTCTTAAGCAGTCACGTGACAAGATTTTTAAATCAAGGAGATCGTTATGAAACGTAATAAGTTCAATCTGTCTTATACCAACCTGTTCTCTTGTGACTTGGGGGAGTTGATCCCATGCGGTCTTACAGAGGTTCTTCCGGGCGACTCTCTGAGGTTCAATACTTCCGCGCTCGTACGTGCTGCGCCCTTGTTGGCTCCAGTTATGCACCCTGTCGAGGTTCGGATACATCATTGGTTCGTGCCTCATCGTCTCGTGTGGGACAATTGGGAGAATTTCATTACGGGCGGTCCCGATGGTCTCAATGCTTCGGTTTTTCCCACTATCACTATGATTCCCACGGAAGGTACGTTAGCGGACTATTATGGGGTTCCTCCTGCCCCAGGTGGCATGTTGTTTTCTGCTCTCCCCTTCAGGGGATATGCCTTAATATGGAACGAATATTATCGGGACCAGGATTTGCAGACTCCTTTGACGATTTCTAAGGCTGATGGGTCTGACGGGACTACTAATCGTAATCTTCAAAATTGTGCGTGGGAGAAGGACTATTTCACGTTGGCTCGCCCTTTCGAACAGAAGGGCGCTGCTATTACTATTCCTTTGTCTGGGACTGGCACGGTGCAATTCACTCAATCCCCAGGTACTCCGACGAATATCACTTTGGATCGCTCGGCAGCTACTGCGAATGCGAATGTTCGTGTTCAACAGACTGACACTGGCGGTCCTTCCCTTATTGGTGGTGTGACGTCTCTTACTTCTGCGGGTGTTACAATCAATGCGTTGCGTCAGTCTTTGGCTATCC